CCAGTATAAGTTATAACCTCGTTGTTAATCTTAAACAGACCATATTGCTTAGGAAACCCTTTGGTGCTGTTTACGGCGATTGTAGTGTCCGTAGAGGAAATGCCTGAAGTGGTACGTGTGCTATCAACAACCACTTCTGGTGTTAAATTATCTAATTTAAGATATTGGTCTAAATTATCCGTAATATCAACTGGACCACCTTGATATTCTTGAGAAATATAATATTGCTTTAAAAATTCTGCTGCCTTTGGATTTTCATCCAAGACAAATTCAGGTAACTGATTGTCAATAATTTGTTGAATCTTGACTCTAGATTCAAATCCAGTCTGTATCATATTACTCTCTTATTAGATTCCCGTTTAAGTAACTTGATGTGAAGTAATCTCTAGTAAATACCGTTCCCGATATTTCATCTCCTGATGCAATAACATCCTTCACCATATTTATTGAACTTGCTGAGATGTTAAAATTGAGATATAGATCTTTCAATCCAACTACATCATTTGACTCAGGAAACGCTTGAATTTCAATAATATTGTTTGCTCTTTCGGTTGATGTAATTTTTATAGTGCTAATATTGATTTCACCCTTAATATAATCAATTGTGCCTGCTGATTTAACAACAACTCTTGTTGATTCACTTGTAGTTGGTTTTACAATCGATAAAATTCCTGTTCTTCCGTCAGGATTTGGAATATCAGTCAAATAAACGACATCCGGATCAGTTGCAATTCTAAATCCAGTTGATTTTATGTTAAATCCTCCAGATTTGACATGAAATTGGTTTCCATAACACAATTCATACTGTGCAAATTGATTTATGACTGCTTTTAAATCTCTTCTGATCCTAACTTTAGTGATATTAGAGGTAATTGCAGTATTTGTATTGTCAATAATCTGTTGAACCTTGCTATATCTGAATCTTCCACCAAATTTGTTAATTTCTAAAGAATTTGCATAAGTTTGGAGAGTATCTGTGACTCTTGTTCTCAAAGTTTCAACTGTTGATATTCTTGAAAAGTCATAATACACTGCAGAATCAATCTCAACATAAAGAATCTTGAGATCTGTTATTTTTTGGTTTATTCCAGAGACAGTATATTGCTTTAATTGAGATAAAATTCTGGATTTATTAAAATCTGAGACAAAAGTTCCATTTTTTGGTTTAATACTGATGTTTACAGTGCCAAATTGTGGGGGATCCATCTCTTCACCACCTACAACAGCAACAGATTCAGTATCTGGATAAATTGATTTAATAATTGCCTCATAATCTCGACCTGTTACTGCCCTAGACTGAGCAGAATAGATTTTTGGTGCATAATACCTAACAGAATCAATGGATTCAATCTCAGATCCGTTCTGAGATGCCTGATTTGTTGTAATAGTAATATCAGATGGGTTGACATTGTTGTTTTCTGTCGTTAGAAAACTTCCAGCTAAGGAGAAATTTGATACTCCATTACCCTCAGCACCATTTGATACAATATAATTTGTTGTTATGATATTTCCATCAGAGTTTTGGTCTGTTCCGAGTTTTTTACCGATCAATCCATCACCAAATAGTAATTGATATTTCTCATCCTGTATTTCTTGAATCAAATAAATCTGAGAACTGGAGGTTACATCAACAATATTGTCTACCAAAGAGTATTCAATTCCAAGTCCGGTGTCATTTTCTTTTTTAATATAGACTTTTAGACTGGAAGTATCAACAAATGAGTTATCAAGAATGAATTTTTGGTCAAGAGAACCATCATATAAGAACTGTTTTGTTAAATATGTCCCTTCATAGATTTCAATATTGTTAAAGGTTGCAACTTCACTAACAAATTTTCTAGTTATGTCTTCTGGTATTGAAAATACGTATGATGTGTTCGCAGAACTACCAGTGCATACAAGACCTCTCTGAAGCGTTACCTGAGAGGAAGTATCACCAGAGGGTCTTTGTACCGTAAATGAGATTCGTGCCCTTGCAGAGGTTCTAGAGCGGGGCACATAACCGATGTTTCTTGCTAATGAAACAACATTCTCCCTGAGTGTGGCAGAATCCAAGAAGGATTCATTCACAATCATGTTAGAGTTAAATGATGAGATATATGTGTTATATGCTAACGTGTCGATTAAGACAGAAAAGTTAGATCCTTCGAAGTCAAAGTCCGTAAAATTTGAATTTGCACGGAGATAATCCTTGATGGATGTCTTTATCTGATCAAAATCTAGATTTGTATACTTAGTAAAAGGCATATTATCTTGTTGCCTCTAATAGGAACGAAAATTCTTGAGTTGGAAACTCTTGTCCAATGATATCAAAGATAATAGTTGCATTAAATGCATTTCTATCTGGAAAAGGATCAACTTGAACCTCTACATTATCGATTCTTGGTTCGAAATTCTCAAGTGCAATCTCTATTTGATTCTGAATTACGGATGCAGTTCCAAAATCAACAAACTCAAAGAGACTACTTCTGACCTCAGATCCCAACAAAGAGTTAAAAAACCTCTCAGTGGGAATTGTTTCCACTATATTTCTTACGGATCTACGAATCGCGTTCTCATTTTTTAATACTTGTAGATCTTTAGTGACAGGATGAGCATCAAAAGATAAACTAATGTCTTTAAATGCTCTTGATATCCTTTGAATGGCCATTGACAAAGAGTTTTTCTTTATTTATAACTCAATAATCAGGGATTTGATCGGTATTTTTGCGTTCCTTAGCAGTTTTCCAGAAATAATTCTCATCATTTCCGAGTCCATCGCGGTCATGACCGTTTTCAACTTGATAATAAACGGTGGAAACTTTGAAATCTGGTACTTTTGGCGTCTCTGGTGTCAGACTATTGTCAAAAATACGTGTTCTATTGTTCGGATAGAGTGCAAATTGACCATTATCAAGTTCAATTAGGTTATGTGACTTGTGTTCTGATGGATTTTCGCTGGTTGCATAGTCAACTGCATCCGGATCTTGGTGATAATTATCGATTGTGCAAATATAAGTGCCCGTCTGAGGACCATAATCACGAGTATAACACTCATAATGCATTGAACCAATGAATTGTTTCTGCACTACGGTGACTCCATAGTCCATACAGTTCCAGAATTGTAGGTTGTGCAACTCCATATCCGGTGATGGTTTCTCCGGAGACGAGACAAACGCGCTGATGGGCAGTTTATCATACATTGCCGCATACTCTGGTAGATATGTCTCAAAATAAAAAGCACGCCCAGGAATCGATTTAACCGATACCCAGACGCCCTTGACAAATTCACCATGACCAGATTGATGGTCGGTAAGATATTCTTTTCTTACCCATACTTCATAAGAGGGTAAATTAGCAATCAAGCAAGCCATACAAGAAACTTAATAGTTACTATTATCTATTACTTTCCTTGACCTCTGTACCTCTTACGAGCCGCGTTTCTGGATGTTGCGGCATACTTTGTGTGCTTACCAGCACCTTGACGAGTTTTTTTCGGGGCAGACTCGATGTTCTTATCACCGGTCAGACCAACTCTTGAACGCATTGCCATAAAATACTACTCCTAATAATCAGTCATTTTTGTTTCAAGATCCTGAGGTCTTGGAGAACCTTTCTGATAAAACTCTATCGAAAGGTCCTCCATGATATCAAAGTACTCCTCCTTGGTCAACCCCTTGTACAGAACCTTTCCTTTGTGGAGGATTGAATACTTTGTGTCTGGCATCAGATCACTCGCATCTTCTCGTGTCCGACGCGCACACGCGGATCGCACCAGATTTCGAAACCTGCCTCTTTTGCATCAAGGCAGAATGAGACATCTTCACCACACATGTCCTGAACCTCGCCACTCTCGAAGACTTGCATCTTCGGAGCAAACCAAGGATACTTCATTTCATCATTCTCCCAGACTCCGTGCTTGATGAGCAACCATCCGAATCCGGCATAATCAACGGTGAAAGGAGATTTGCGCTTCGAGATACTCTCAACAGTTTCATGATTCATCACTCCACCATTATTACGGAAGTCATCCTCTTCCATCCAGTGTGCCACGGAGGTCGTTCTTCCGTCCTCTGTTGCATACCAACCAGATGCAATGTCTTGATCCATCAGAACCAGTTGCCAGAACTTCTCTGTATTAAAAATAATATCACTGTCAATCCACAACTGATAATCATATTTTAATTTTCCGTCCCATGGCAGTTGATCCGGTCCACGCAGTACATTAGCTCCAAGGCACTTGCATCTTGCAAAGTTAACCATGGACGAATAGTCCTGCGAAATCTGGATACTCGCACCTGCCTGCACTAAGTCAAAACAAAGTTGTACAAAGTTCTTTAGGTATGCATAAGAACATCCTCGACCAGGAAGGCAGAATACAATTGCCTTTCCTCTTACC